ATTTCTTCATGATAAAGAAAGTTAGATTTCACTTCATCATAAACATTTCTAGCTCTAAGAAGACGTAGAGTAGGAAAAACTAAAAAAAACTTCTTTCTCAGACATACCAACACGACGCATTAAACGATTTATCTTAATGCGCTTACTAGGATCATTCAAACAATCACGAATAGCTAAATGCGGCATCACTATAGGAAAACGTAAACCAATAGCTTTATACGTTTCACTAACAAAATGATAAGCTAAAACATTAGTACCATAAGTATCATAAGCTTGACCTATACAAGACAACATCATATCAACTGGATCATAACTAACATTTAATTTTTGATCATGCTCTTTGGTAAGAAGAGACACCATTATCTCAGAAGTAGATTTATAAGACACAACGGTAGAAATTGAAGGATCATTAGACTCAATAAAACGCCGTTTAAGAAAGACAGGACCTTTCTTCACAAATTCACCTGTCGTAAAATTAACAACGGAAAGAAATGAATCATATTCAGCAGCGTCACGAAGATTCATATGGATAACTTCACTCAAAAATCGAGCAAATTCCTTTACATTAATAATCTCACGAAAAACTTTAGGACAACACCATATGTGATCATCTCCGTAAACAGCTATTCTAATCCAACCTCGCTCCGTAAAATAATAAACAGCTTCACGAATATGAGGATACATAGTAGTCTTATAAACTATGAATAAATAAAATATTAAAGCCATTATCCAACTATCACCATGAGAAGTTTCTAAACCTCCAGAATACATAACTCCACGCATAAAGACAAAATAAGATCCAAGATGAAGAACAACTTTATGAGAAATATGATACATCAGAGTCTTAATTAAATATTCTAGAAACGTTTTAGCATTTTTTTCATACAACTCCAATTAAAATATCTACTCCCAGAGGCAACATACAACATTAACATCCAATCCGAAATATGTTTATCAAGCTTTTCAATATCACCATCAGCCCAAAAAATATCAGGATTATCTCCATTCATAAAATTATAGAGATTTAATGCTCCTCCATACCAAAAATTCATTCCTATACGAATTACATTGCCACACTCAATTTTTCT